TACGACATTAATTACACCTTAGTCACTAATCACAACAAGTTGTCTTTCCTCAGAAAGGCTTGTTAATTACATGACATTGGAGTTCGCAAGTTTGTCGTGAACTTGCTTTCTAAAACTGGGATCATCGGTGTACCTAGGATCTTTCATATCCTTAGTTACTTGTGCCATAGAAGTGTAGGCACTCGATGAATTTGTTCTTTGACCTTGAATTAGATTAGGGGCCGATCCAGTACCCATCTGGTATCGAGCATAAAGTGAATTAACTGCAAACTTAGCAGTTTCTATATTATTAAGGTCAACATTAGCATTAAATACATTTATCTCATCTTGAGATAGATTTTCTTTAGCCCAAGCAGTCATCTTTGCGTAAGTATCCTGACCACCAACTAAGTTATAAACAGACTGTTGTACAAGTTCTGATCTAGCTTGTTGTCCATCTATAAAGTCATCTACGAAATTCTTTGGGATACCTGCCTCTTCCAACGCTTGATACGAAGCATCAGAAAGTTCCCCTTCTCTCGCATACTCAGCAGACAAAGCTCCAAAATCCAATCCCTTAGATTCCACATATCTTTCAGCCTCCTCCATAAATTCTTCGTTTTCATCAGAGGAAACATCATCAGCTTCTTGAGATCCTTGAGATAATTTCTGTTCCAGATTTTGATAGGCATTGGCTAAGTCCTCTGGTGAATTAAATTTCTCTGGTAACCAATCGGGTCTACCAAATTCTTCTACTTCTTCTCCATCAGCAAGAGAAGCCATAGCTTCATCATGACCTTCAGGTGGTTGTGTGTTTTCTTCTGGTGGTACTGATACTTGATCTACCATATATCCCTTTTATTTAGTTGTGTATTTTCGACCTTGCCATGTAAATGTTTTACTACCTTTTGCTTTCTCCTCGTTATATTTTTTCCTAAATGATTTAGCCATAGAAGAACCTTTACGATAAACAGGATAGTTACCTTTAAAATCTACTGGTGAACTATCTTTATCTTTTTGCATTCTGTCTTGTATAGCTTTTCTGGAATCCATTTGAGTTTTTACATTCCTACTACCTTCTGATTTAGAAGGTGGAACTCTGGTAGGTTTCTTTGTAGGTTCCTTTTTCTCTGTCTTCTTAGAAGTAGAAGCACCAATACCCAAAGCACTCAATGCACCCAACAACATCCCAGCTTTACCTTTACCTTTAAATTTTACTCTGGTAGGTGGTTTATTATTAGCATCTGGTTTTCTAGTAGTTTTCTTCTTAATTCTTTCTACTACTTTTTCTCTTCGTTCACCTTTTAATGCTGGTTTAGGATCTTTAACCCCTTTCATCTTTACATACTCTACTGTGTAGTGTTTTGTATTAGCCTTCCCTGCTCTTTTATCTGCAATTAACTTTTCTGCTACTGGCTTTTTAATACTGTCAACTACACCATTCTCAAACTGTTTGTAATAACCCCCATTCTTATACCTTTTAATCACAAAGGTACGCTTATTAGCCATGTACTCAGGTGCTTTATTTCTTTTCTTTAATTCTTTATCTAAATCCTTAGTAGGTATGTATTCTTTTCTTGGGTCTTTCTTTGGTCTACCTATTTGATTCCCATAAGTACCTTCACCTTGGGGCATACTATCCTTGTTGTTGAGGTTGTTGTTGTGGTTGTAGTCCAGCCATTTGCATAATCTGAGGTAGTAGTTGTTTACCTATCTCTGGACCCATAGTTTTAGCTATTTCCATAACCATTTGTTGTTGTCTTTGTTGTTGAGCTTGCTGTTGTAGTTGTGCTTGCTCCTCTTTAGACTTCAACAACCCTTGAGGATCTATTCCTAGTGATACACCTACACGATCTATAAAATCATCAATGTTAATCTGATTTAAGAAACCTTCTGCTCCAAGAGGTTGGAACATCTGTATCATCTGCATTAGTTTCTTTAAGTCTTCTGATCTACTCATTGCTTCTAGACCAGTAATAATCTGAGGTCTTACTACACCTTCTGGTAGAGGTGGTACTTTGTCATTATCATTAAGTTTCTTGAGCATCAATCTAACCAGAGGTAATTGAAACTCTTGAGATAACAAACTAAATATTCCACCTAACCCAGATTCTATTTCATTAGCAAGTAGACGTACTTCAGTAGCAGTAACTCTTTCAGCATCTCTTTGTACTGTACCGGACATTAGAAATGCACCAGCAAGTCTGTCACTAATAGTTTTAATCATGCTCTCAGCAATCCTAAAATCTACTGCTTTGTTGACTTGCAATACACTCACATCATTAGCATCCCCTTGGATGATTGCTCCGTTAGGTGAATTAGCTAATGATCTAGCTTTAGTTGTACCATTAGGACGTACTAGAAATAGTACCTTTGCAGAGGATGCAGTACCTTCTACTAATGCTTGTGATAAACCTTCTAGTGAACGTAAGTCACCTAAATATTGTTCTACTAAACCTCTTCCATAGGATTCACCATCGATCCTGTCAAACCTAAGTACCATCCAAGGGAAGTTATCTAACTTATAAGTTCCTGAACTATTAGGTACTTCTATTTCTTTTACTTCCTGACTTACTACCCATTGGTCTGCTTCTCTAATTATCTTTGTGTAGAGATCAATACTCTTATCTGAGTCATCATTAGTATCTTCTTGTTGTACTTGGTTTCTGATTTCCTCTGGTAACATAAGAGGACTTACAGATTCCTTTACGATGATCTCTAGTACATTACCCATAGCATCCCTTTGGCATACATACCTTTCCAAAGGAAATACTCGCATACCACCTTCTTGTGGAAAATGAACAAGAGCATTACCAGAAACAATAAGATGCTTTAACATCTCAAAGGTAGGTACTCGTACTCTTGTTACTTCTATTTCAGACATTACAGCACGTTCTATAGCACCTAATGCTTCCTCAACTGCCCCTCGACCTTCTTGTTTAAGTTGTGGGATCTCAAGATCATCCACCATTAGTCTAAAGAAGGGACCAGATGGGGGCAGTAAGGCCAGAAGTAACTTAGAAGCAAGAACATTAACTGCTCTAGCACCTACACTTTGGTATGGTGTAGGAAATATGGTACTAGCTGAATGTCCTTCTGGAGGTATGAGGTAGGGTAAAGTTAGTTCGGAACAATCCCTGCTTCTTGTTAAGAAGATGTGCCTTTGGTTCTCTAATTGAGAATACCTTGAGGCACAAGATTGATTATTTATCACGAAGGAATTTGTACTCCAATACCACTAGAGGGGATTCTTAATGCTCCCTGTCTAACTGCTTTCTCTCTTCCTCGTTTTCTTCTGCCACCTCTTCTCATCATAAGGTAAGGATCATCTAAGGAAGGATCATAGTTGCTATCTAGGGTTTTAAATCCCTCTTTAGCCATTCTTTGTTTGAAGTTTCTACTAATATTAGAAGCAATAGAAGTAGTATTGTCCGTTGTTTGATTTACAGTAGTATTAAGAAGACTATCTGGGTTGTTAGGATCAATTAAATTAGATGTAGTTTCTTTTATGTCTTCTACTGCTTTGTCACCTTTATCTTTAAAATCACCTAATTCATCTTTAGATTCTTTTACTGTACCTTTTTCCTCACCAGAAATAATACTATCAACTACATCAATCATTAATTGACCAGTATCTTGAGCATCTTCTAAGGTTGTATCTATGTCAGAACCTTGGTAAACCTCATCTAATTGATCTACAATATCGCCCGTACTTGTATCAGTAATTTTAATATCAGGTGTGTTATCACTAATAGTATCGGAAACATCCTCAAGATCCACTTTTATTGGGGGAGGGGGTTCTACTTTTATGTCAGGTGTATTATCACTTACTGCATCAGAAAGATCTTGGGCAGTAGGTGTACTACCCCCGCCTCCACCAGATGAACACATATTAAGTTATTATTTTAGTTGTTCCAGAAGACATTGATTGTTTAGGACCGACATTCATTTTTGATACGTCACCCCTAATTCTTAAATTATTCTTATTTCTCTTTCTTTTCCTAAGTCTAGGATCACCTTCACCTTGCCTTGCATCTAAATTCGTTATCTCTGTAGGTGTAATAGAAGTATCTGTAGTAGGTTTGGTTTTTTTACTATCGTTGTTTAGATAATTTTGGGGATTTAAATTACGTAGTAACAATCCTGCACCAGATTTACTATCAGCACCTATAAGTGTGTCTACTGCATTACCTACATCTAAAATAGGATTCCTAATTAAATCATCAAATGCTTTACCTTCAACAGTAGAAGAAGTTCCGTCATATCCTCTTTTTCTTCTTTCTGCTACTTGGTCATACTCACACATCAACCTTCAAACTCCTGCATATCCCTACGTTCCATCAACCATTCAACCATTGCTCTTTTTCCTGCATACATAAATATTTCTCTTTCTGTCATATCAATAGTAGGACAAGCAGATGGGAATAGTTGATCTAGATCCTTTACTAACTGTTCTGGTATATCTAGGTACAGTTCTTTTTTACCCTCTAAATCCATAAAAATCGGTTTTCCAACGTAGTTAAAAAATATTTCCTATGGGGTTGGGTAATTTATCTATTAAATCACCATCTCTTTGTATCCTTGTGAGCCTTGCATTTATCCATGTTTGTCTAGGGGTATACCCATGATCACTATATGTATTCTTAACTTCATGCCATAAGTATCCTAGCGTCCTATGCTCACCTTCAGGTGCAACACCTTTTAGTATCTTTTCTGCTCTCTTCATTCCCAAACCTTTAACACCTATAATATTATCTACAGAATCCCCTGCTATCGTCTGACACATCCAAGTAAAGTCTGCTTGTTCTTTTGTTATCTCTACTAGTTCATCTTTTATATAATGTAATCCTGGTACTGTTTGTAGATCTTTATCGATAGTCACACATACTGCTCTGTTGTTCTGTGTCTTTACTGGTGGTTCTACTTCCCATAGTTTTGCATAAGGATCTTTAGCAGTAATAAACTCACCTATAATATCATCTGCTTCATACCCATCTTGTTCTATATTGTACTGGTATACATACCCCAATCTTTCTCTTATTCTCTTGAGACACAAAGGTTTCCTCTGGTCTACTCGATTCATCTTGTACTCAGGATAAATTTTTTTTCTAAAATTG